CAAAGAATATTGCTGGTGAGATGGGGCGCAAGTCGTCCCAGCCTGCCAAGCGCCGTGCGGACATGACTGTTGATCCTTTGGAGCGGTTGAGCCAAAAGATGGCTGGGCGCATGCAAGGCGGTGCTGTTGAGGGCAAGGAGAAGCGCAAAAAACGTTCAATGTTAAATAGTATTGGAATGATGTAATGGCACAAGTTAATCCGTTAATTACGCAGTTAGACCGTAGATACAGGACTTTGCAGTCACAGAGGTCTAATTGGGAAAAGCATTGGCAAGAGCTTGCGGATTATATGTTGCCGCGAAAAGCCGATATTACGAAAAAGAGAACCCAAGGTGACAAGCGTACCGAGCTGATCTATGACGGCACTGCCGTCCATGCTGTAGAACTCCTCTCTTCCTCTCTACATGGTATGCTCACCTCCCCTAGTACGCCTTGGTTCTCTATGCGGTATCGTGATCCTTCTTTGCAAGGCAACGATCTGGCGAATGAGTGGTTAGAGACATGCATGGATCAGATGTACCAGGCATTTCATCGCTCTAACTTCCAGCAAGAGATACATGAGCTGTATTATGATTTGGTCGTGTTTGGCACGGCTGCCTTTTATGTTGAGGGTGATCGTGAGGGTTTGCGGTTTAGTGCGCGTCACATTGCAGAGGTGACTGTTGCTGAGGATGCCAACGGCAAGGTTGATACGGTTTATCGTAAGTTTAAAATCACTTCTCGTGCTGCTGCGCAGCGTTTTGGCGAAGAGAACCTGCCCACGCAGATGACGAAAGACTTGAAAGACGATCCGCACAAAGAGCATGACCTTGTGCATGTTGTCTATCCGCGTGGCGAAAGCAAAGGTAGGCTTGCCAAGAACAAGCCTGTTGCGTCAGTTTATTATCATTTGGACAGTAAGAAGCTTATCTCTGAGGGTGGCTTTGATGACTTCCCGTTCATGGTGCCGCGCTTTGTCAAGGACAGCGTAAGCACTTATGGGCGCTCGCCTGCGATGAATGCGCTGCCTGACGTTAAGATGGTCAACAAGATGTCTGAAACGACGATCCGCGCGGCTCAGAAGCAAATTGACCCGCCGTTGATGGTGCCTGATGATGGATTTGTTTTGCCAGTTCGGACAACGCCAGGTGCGTTGAACTTCTATCGCACGGGGACGCGGGATCGTTTGGAGCCGTTGCAGATCGGCGCGAATAACCCACTAGGTTTGAACATGGAAGAGCAACGGCGCAATGCAATCCGTCAGGCATTCTATGTAGATCAGTTGTTGATGTCACAAGGCCCAGCGATGACAGCGACTGAAGTGTTGCAGCGCAATGAAGAGAAGATGCGGTTGCTCGGGCCTGTACTCGGACGGTTGCAGTCCGAGTTGTTGCAGCCTCTTATTTCCCGCTCCTTTGCGCTGCTGCTCAGGAACGGACTACTCCCAGCCGCTCCTGAGCAACTACAAGGTCAGGACATTGACATTGAGTATGTAAGCCCACTGGCAAAGGCGCAGAAGCTGACTGACTTGCAGTCTATGCTGCGCGGGTTCGAGGTCATGATGCAGGTTGCTGAGATTGCGCCTGTCATGGATTACTTGGACAGCGACAAGCTTGTGCAGTACTTGGTTGAGGTCACTGGCATTCCAGCGCGTGTGATCCGCAGCGACGATGAGGTTGCGCGTATCCGCAGGCAGCAGGCGCAGGCGGCACAGCAGCAGCAAGAGATGGAGCAGCAGATGATGTCGGCTGAGGCGGCAGGTCAGGTTGCGCCACTGGTTAAGGCTGTAGGTGGGCTTGAGCAGTGAAGAAAATTGAAGACTTAAAACTTTCCTATCGACGGACGTTCAACACGGACGATGGAGAAATTGTATTGAGTGATCTTAAAACCCGCTTTGGGTTTGAGACAACCACTTATTCGGACAATCCTTACGAAAGTGCATTTAACGAAGGTCAACGAGCAGCAGTGCTGTTGATTGTCCGTATGTTGACCGAAGGAAAGGACACCTCATGAGCGAAGAGGTAATGGATACAGGTGGAGCGGAAGCCCCAGTAGCAGAAGCGGCACCAGTTAGTTTTTTAGACAGTTTGCCAGAAGACTTGCGCAATGAACCAAGTTTGCGCACGTTTACTGACCCTGGCGCGTTGGCAAAGAGTTATGTCAATGCCCAGCGCATGATCGGCGCAGATAAGATTGCGCTGCCAGGTAAATCTGCAACTCCTGATGAGTGGAGAGAGGTTTACAACAAGTTAGGTGCGCCAACAGAAGCAAGTGGCTATGAGTTTGATGGTGATATTCCTCTTGAGGAGAATTATCTAAACTCGTTCCGCGAGCATGCATTGAATGCAGGTTTGCGCCCCAGCCAAGCAAATGAGATGATGAACTTTGTGCGCAGTACGATTGAGGGCATGAATGAAGGCATGTCGCAGGGCGCAGAAGAGGCTCGCTACGCAGGGGAACAGGAATTGCGACAGGAGTTTGGTCAGGCGTTTGAACAGCGCCTAGAGCTGGCTCAGATGGCTGCTAAGAACCTATTGGGCGGCACAGAGATGTTTGACAACATCCAATTGTCTGACGGGCGTATGTTAGGCGATCACCCAGACATCATTCGCATGTTTTCTAACCTTGCCTCACAGATTGGCGAAGACAATTTAGCAGGCGAGACAACTGAGCTAATTATGACCCCAGAAGAGGCATCACGGCAAATTGCAGAGATGACTAGACGAGATGGGCCATATTTTGATAGGATGCACCCAGAGCATGAAACTTACGTTGCTGAAGTATTGCGGCTTAGGGAGTATATGTAGTGGATAACCGTAAGGCCCACGAGCAAGCTTGTAAGTCAAGCGGAGTAGCTGCCCTAAGCAGTAGCACGGCCCCACATGGGACAACCAAGCGCAGCAAACCTAAAACTGAAACTGTAAGGGGATGACATAATGTCTACTCAAATTACTACAGCTTTTGTCAATCAGTTTTCTGCAAACATCCAGATGTTGTCACAACAGATGGGTTCTCTGCTGCGAGCAGCGGTAGATGTAGAAAGCGTCAATGGCGAAAAAGCTTTCTTTGACCAAGTAGGTGAGGCAGCAGCCGTCCTACGCACATCACGCCACGCGGACACACCGTTGATTGATACACCTCACTCACGCCGCATGGTTACTATGTCTGACTACGAGTACGCAGACTTGATCGACGATCAAGACAAAGTGCGTCTACTTGTTGATCCGACATCAACATACAGCCGTGCTGCCGCAGCAGCTATGGGTCGCGCAATGGATGACGTAATCATCTCAGCGGCACTTGGTACTGCGCAGACAGGTAAAGACGGTGCGACAGCTACAGCATTGCCATCAGCACAGAAAATCGCGGTTGCGTCTTCTGGTTTGACAATTGCTAAGTTGGTATCAGCGAAGGAAATCTTGGACAGCGGCAATGTTGATCCATCTATCCCTCGTCACATCGTTGTTTCACCTAAACAGGTTTCTGACTTGTTGAACAACACGACTGTAACATCAAGCGATTACAACACTGTAAAAGCGTTGGCGATGGGTGAAATCAACACATTCGTTGGCTTCCAGTTCCACGTAAGCAACCGTCTAGGTACAGATGGTTCAGGTGATCGTCAGGTTATCGCATTTGCTGGTGACGGCATCAAACTAGCGGTTGGCAAAGAGCCAGCAGCTCGCATTGATGAACGTGCTGACAAGTCATACGCAACGCAAGTCTACTATTGCCAATCTATCGGTGCGACACGCATGGAAGAAAGCAAAGTAGTCGAAATCGCTTGTTCTGAATAAGGAGACTGAAAAATGGCTACTGTATATTCAGCACAACGCACTAACACACGCGCTACTCCAGCCGTGATGAACAAAGCAAATGAGCTTGGTGGACGTATCCGCGTAGCTCATGGCACATACGAGGCATCTGCTCTAGCGTCTGGTGACGTTATTGAGATGTTTGTTCTGCCAGACGGCGCACGTTTGTTGGAAGGCTCTTTGGCGCATGACGCGCTAGGTGCATCAACAACATTGTCTGTAGGCTATGCAGCACACACAAACGCGGCGGGTACAGCAGTATCTGCGTCAGCGGCGGCATACAAAGCAGCAGCAGCGTCAACATCTGCGCAGAAGGTGGACGTTCTTGCAACTCTAGCTCTAGGCTCAGGCTCAGAGACAGACACAAACGAGGACGGCGTTGCCATCACTGTAACAATGGGCGGTGCTGCTGGCACTGGCACTATTGAACTTACA